AACGCGCGGTATTCAGCGCTCGCACGCGTTCGCTGATAGGGGTTATCGACCGCCGGCAGGGATAGCGCCTCGGCGAGTAGCTTACGCATGGCAAGCTGTTTGCGTGGTTTCGCGGCCACGGGGGCGGGCGGACCGGGATTCGGGGCGAGCTTAGCCGCTAGCCATCGGCGCAACGTGGTGAGCATAATCAGAAGTCTAGCGGAAACGGTGAGGCGCGTCACTCCGGACCGCTGCGGGGCGGGTTATTCTTGCCTCACTTACAACGGACAGGAGATATTGATGCGCGACACAACCCGTAAATCCGCTTGCGATATTACGCGGCGGCTGGAGGCGCGTCGACAGCGCTACGCTGCTAAGAATCGTTTAGTAGTGCTGCAGGTTATCGCCGAGCGCCGCGTCTGTGAACTGCGACACTACAGAGCGCCGCGAACGGGTCGATACTACGACCTATGAAAACCACTACCGCAAAACAGATTACCGACATTCAATTCGAAATCCGCGTGGTACGCCTCGCAATTAATCTAGCGGCCTTCGCCGCCGGGTTCATTCTGATACTGGCGATTTTTTAAGGAGTTAATCACAATGATTCGCGCAACGCTGTTTATCCTGCTGCTCGCCTCATGCCATCATGTACACGCCTCGGAAATCTGCACGCCCGATGATATGCGCACAGGCTCGGCGCTAACCGATGCGCAGAACGCGAAGGGCAACATGTGCATAACAGCCGGTCGCGTGCTCGCTAAGCTCGTAAACGATAGCGGCCTGCCGTGCATGAACGTCGAAGGTTGGATCGCATATCCGGAACGCCATTGGTATTTTGTTACGTGTCTTTGGCTAGACACCAGCTACGGGACGCCTCCGGATCGCGTACAGCGACACAATAATTACCAATCTATCAATAATCAGTCATTCGAATTAATGGAATAACTAATCCTGGTCATCATACCGGCAGTTGTCGTTCACTGGAGCATGATATACAACCCAAACAACCAGGCCAATAAATGCCAGTAATAGCCCAATAACGATACTATGCATAACCGGAGTACTCGATTAACGCGTGTCCTGGGACGGACCGCCACCACGGCGGGAGTATCGCCAACGGCCGCCCCAAGACGCGCGAGGGCTTGAGGGAATGCCGGTGACCGCTATCGACACTACACAATCGACGGCTTGCCGTCAATCAGCGCGACCCGCTCGTGTCGTTGTTTCTTACTCCCATACCCGGCGCGTCAACAAGGCGCTCGGCGATAACCTGCAGCACTACTAAACGATTCTTAGCAGCGTAGCGCTTGGCGAACACGCCAGCGTCGTCCGTGCACTCGGCGTCGACAGTCTGCGTGACTTCCTGGACGTACGTGATTTGGTATCGTTTCATTTACTGTAATCGTTCGTTAAGAACGCCCAAACAACGACGCCGATAAGTACGATAACTACGGCGCCTCCAATAATTAAATATATCATCGCCTCACATTACTCGCCGCGCTGACCGCAGTCAACAGCGCGCCCATGTTATTCAGCGACGATTTACGCGGGGCGAGCGCCATCACTACGGCGTCGGCCATGTCGGGGCTAGCTTCCTCGTCTGGGTTCTTGTCAATCTGAATCTTGCCCGTCATAGTTTCTTTAATCGTAGCTTGCGACAGCTGCTCTAACAGCAATTCACGCAGGGGCAAATCCGACGGGATGCATAGTATGCGCTCGAGCACGTACGGCTTGCCGCGGCGCGCTTGCCACGCGTTATAGCAGGCGAGCCGCGCTTCGTACCAGGATTGCGCTTTGCGGTTCGCGAATAAATCTACGGCTTTTCGCTTCGTGCCCGGGACAATCTGTTCGGGCCGGACGACTGCCTCGGAACCGCGGTACGGATGCGTGCCAATCGTGCCGTGCGTAAAATATTCCGCGGGCGTCGGTTTAACGAGCTTCGCTTGCGCCTCGGTCCGCGCCTCGTTTATGAGCCGCGCGTCACTGTGAACGGCAGCGCCGCCCATACCGTCAGCGTCATAATCGAACGCCGTTAAGCCGTGTTCCTCGGCGAGCTTCATTGCGCGCTGCACGCTGTAACCTGTATCGCTGCCTTTACCGCTCCACTGCGATGCGTGGATTACGCGCCGACCTTTCAGCACGGCGAACGCATTCAAATCTAGCCCGCGATCGGCAATGTCAAGCGCGGCACGCAAGCCGCCAGTCATCTCAATACCTAGGAACTTATCAATATCTACCGTGGCATCAGCCCATTCGCGCGGAATAACGGCGCCCTCGAGCGTCGCTTTGAAGTCGCACATGTACTCCTGTTTCCACGTGACTTCGTCCAATTCCTCTTGCATCTTTGCGGCCCATGCATCGTCACGTCGCGGATCGTCCCGCCACGTGTAATCAAATCGGCGTATAGCCGGTTGTTTGTGGGCGCGCCGAAAGAACGAGTTAGCGCTCCCGTTCACAGAGGACATGTCGATACGGCATCTAGTATTCGCGCTTAAGTTTTTGTCGATGATATTAGGATGCTCAAAATGGGCGCTCTCGTCCACGATGAATATTGCTTTACGGCCGCCGCGTCCCGCCTGGTCGCCGGCCTCGCCCGTGATGCTCGAGCCGGTCAGCGGAAACGTGACGCGTTTATCGGCTGAGCAGCGCGCCACATCGAACCCTGCATTAAATTCTATCGGTAGGTGCTCGAGGAACGAACGTAGCTTGTAGAACAGCGAGTCCGGGTCGCCGCTGCGGTCAATCTTGATTTCAACAGCGCTGCCCACGCCAGCCGCGAACCCGTTGCGGAATATACATAACGTAGCTAGCAACGCCATCGCGACCCATGACGCGCCCACATCTCGTGACTTGACGACAACGCCGGGCGTGCTGTCTATCCAGCAACCAATCATCCATCGAATCATCTCGCGCTGCCTAGGGAACAGCGCGAACGCGACGACGGGATTGCGATCTTCGCTAATCAATCGCGGGTCGATGGTATAGCCCCAATCGTTTATGAAATCGGCGAGCGTATCGGCGTCGCGCGCGTAGTAGCGTTTCACCCATGCGATTTTGTCGGCGACGGTGGCAGCGTCGGGCCGGCGCAGCCATGCGAGGCAATCCTCGCGCGCCTGCATCGTGGGCGCTGCATCGCCGTATATTTCGCGCAGTTCTAGCCGGCGAGACGCGTAAGCCGCGGCCGCGTCGCGTTCGTCACGGCTGAGAGTTTGCCATAACGCAGCACGTGCGTTCTGTTCAGTCGCAAGCAGTGCATCGAAGTGTTCCCGTGCGCGCGGCGGGCGGCGCATAGCCACGTAGGCGCGGGCGGCTATGGCATCAGACGTCGGCACGGCCTCGGCGTTCACGTGGAGCTCCGCTCACGGGCGCGCTCGAGCACATAGCGCACCGTGGCAGGCTCGACGCCTAATCGCCGCGCCAGCGCCTTCTGGTTGCCTATGGCGCGCCGTTGCGCATCCCATTCGAGGATGGCCGCCACGGTAAGCGCCGGTATTCGTGTGGCGCCGCGCCTCATGAGCCAAACGCCTCGAATAGCTTGAGCGCTGCAGCGGGGTCGGCGTCCCGCGCGGCATGAATAGCCACGTTCGCGTTAAGGTTTAGCGAGCGTGTGACATAAGCCGACTGCAGCTTGTTCAGCATCTCAGCCGCGTCGGCCTTACTCTGCATTTCGACCTTAATCACGCCGTCCTTGTCCTGGCTAGCCGATTTGTACAGCGCGCGCCCCGCGGTCGACAGTTCGTCCGTAGGCGTTATCTCAACGTGCATTATGCCTCGCCCCCTGCAGTGCGGGCAGTTCTCGGCGGGCTTGGTCGGGTCGGGCAGCGCGGGCCGCGCCTCGAGGAACTCGCACGGCGCGAAGTGTGCCGAGTATGCCGCGGCGATGCTGCTGTCGGTCCAGCACAAGTCACAGGGGCTGCGAACGACCCGAGTTAGTTCCTCGGGGTCGGCGTTGACTATCATCCGCAGCCACGCCATGCGCTCGGCTATGGTGCTCACAGCCTCGGCGTCCGCGGCGGGGCGTAACTGAGCGATGCGTGCCCTGATGCGCGGCTCGCGGTTCATGACGGCAATCTGTCCCGACTGCGAGCCGGCGCTACCAGCCACGCAGCCGGCCTGGCGGAACGCTTCGGCGTACGACATGCCGGCGGCCACGCACCGGGCGTAGTTTTCCTGCCGCCGCGATAACGGGCGGGGCATCAACGGCAGCGGCTCCACGGTCGGGGGCGCGGCCACGGTGGGGGCGGGCAATGCGTCCATATCCGCAGTATCGCTAATTAATGACGCAAACCGCAACCACGATTTTGTGGACACGTGTGTACG